CAGCAGGTGACTGCGACGCAGGACGTGGGCAGGTCCGCGCAGCAGCAATCCGCGCAGGGGCAGGCGTTCAACGGACTGCCGCCCTACCAGATGGCGAGCGTGGCAAGCACGCCGCAGATCGTTGTGCCTGTCGTCGCGCCCAGTCCGGTGACGGCGAACGTTGACCACCTGCGGACGGCGCGCGACCTCTGCGTGATGTACGGGTACCGCGACGAGGCGGCGACTCTCGATGACCTGATCGCGAAGTACGGCGGCTGATGAGCACGAGTAGCACGAGCACGTACAACCTCAGCGCCCAGGACATCATCGACCTGGCGCTGACTGACATCGGCGTGGCCGGTCAGTCGGGCGGAGCTGCGCCCGACGCCGGGCTGCGCACGCACGCGCTCAAGCTGCTCAACCTGCTCCTCAAGCGCCTCGACTCCGAAGGCGCGCTGCTCTGGCACATCCAGCGGACCACGCAGACGCTCACGTCGGGGACGGCGGCATACGCGCTCAGCAACACGATCTCAGACATCGACGAGCCGGCCCGATACACCGCCTCCGGGTCGACGTACGGCTCGCAGGTCTGGTCGATGGCACGTGACGAGTACATGACGCTGCCCGACCGGACGATCCAGGGTGTGCCATACCGCTACTACGCCGAGAAGTCGCTGGACGCCACGGGCATCCAGGCGATCACGCTGTACCTGTACCCGGTGCCGCCGACGACGGGCGACACGCTGGAGTTCGCCGCGGTCCTGCGCATGAAGGACGTGACGAGCCTGAATCAGACGCTCGACATCCCCCAGAACTGGTCGAACGTCGTGCGCCAGGGGCTCGCAGTGGAGCTCGCGCCGTCGTACGGCGTCCCGGCCACGACGATCGCGATGATGCGCAAGGTGTACGAGGACGAAAAGCGACTCGTGTTGATGAACGACAACGAGCGCGGCGGCCTGCAGCTCGTGCCGTGGGGCAATTCGGTCATGTACGGGTACGGGCAGCACGCCGGGGGGTCGCGCTGATGGCCGCTCGCCTCATCGAGTCGCTGTGGGTCGCTGGCATCACGTCGGCTCCAAACGGCACCGTCCGTTTCTATGCGCCCAAGACGCTGACGCCAGTGAGCGTCTACCAGGACGACGCCGCCAGCATCGTGGTGACCCAGCCGGTGTCGCTCGATGCGAACGGGCGCTCGTCCGTGCCGCTCTACGCGACGGCGCCGGTTCGCGCCGTCATCCTCGACGTGAACGGCGCGACGGTGGCGGACATCGAGCGCATCGACGGTGACCGGGCTGAGCTGGTGGCACTGGCCAACACGTCGTGGCCGCTCTCGACTTCTGTCAACGCCGCGTTGACGAATCTCGCGACGAGCCTCGGAGGCACCGACGGCGGGTACAAGTCGAGCCTTGTCGGCGCCACGAGCCGGAACCTTCAGAGCAAGTTGCAAGATATCGTGAGCGTCAAGGACTACGGCGCCAAGGGCGACGGGTCCACCGACGACACGGCCGCCATCAACGCCTGCATCAGCGCGGCCGGCGCTACCAGCGGCGTGTACTTCCCGGCGGGGACGTACCTGACCTCGTCGCCGATCACGGTCAACGCTGCCGGACAGACGCTGTTCGGCGTCGGCCCCTATTCGTCGATCATCAAGAACACGTCGGGCACGGGGAACGCCATCACGATCGCCAACGTCGCGAACGTGACGATCCAGAACCTCGGCATCACGCATTCGAGCACGAGCACCGGCGCGGCGATTCAGCAGCAGGGGACCGCGCACCTGTACGAGTACCTGGACATCAGCGGCCACCGGACGGGCCTCACCGGGCTCGCGGGGCGCGCCGTGATGGTCGACGTGCAGACGGACAACAACGCCGCCGGCGCCGGATACGTGGCGGCCGGCAACTTCGACCTCTTGTACTGCACGGTGAACGACAACAGCAGCACGCACGTCTCGGTCTCCGTGCCGGCGACGGGCGTGACGCGTTTCCGAGTGATCGGATGCTCGCTGTCCGGCGGGACGACGGGCGCCGGCAACGGGTCCATCAACATCGCGACGAGTAGCCAGGTGGTATCGGGCGTGATCGCAGGCTGCCGCCTCGGCTCGTCCAGCGGGATCGGCTCGTTCACGAACGGCAACGGCGGCGCCGGCGGCACAGGCATCCAGTTCTTCGCCAACACCGGCGGCGGAACGGCTGGCGGGGCCCTGTCGGGCATCAGCGACCTGATCGGCTCAGTCGGCCAGTACAGCGCTTCGGCTGCGACCGCGACTGTCACCATCGACCTCGGCGTCTCGACCGCATTCAAGGTCAAGCAGCCCGCCAGCGGCGGCACCACGACGCTCGCTTTTGTCGGCAAGCGTGACCATCAGCAGCTCTTCTCAATTCAGTTCCAGAACACGAGTGCCGGCGCCACGACGTGGGCGCTTGGCGCCAACATCGTGGCCGGCACGCCAGCGACCGCCGCTAGCACCCAGTCCACCGGGCTGTTTATGTTCGACTCCGACGCAGGGAAAATTGTGCAGATTGGCGGCTATCAGACTGGGATGACGGTGACGTGATGCCGGAGTCCCCCGTCCCCATTGAGGAAGGCCAGAAGGCGTCGGCCGACGACACGCCGACCGCCCAGCGCATCGTCATCAACTGGATGGTCGACACCAACGGCTCGCTGCGCACGCGGCCGGGCATCAGCAACGCGGCGCTGAACCCAGGCGTCTACAGCCGGACCACGGGTACGAGCACCGGGATCATCGGGGCGTACGTCTGGAAGAACGTCACCGACGCGCTCTACTACGTCGTCTATGTCCGGGCCGACAGAACGATCTGGGCGCTGAACCTCCAGACGCTCGCGTTGCAGACGCTCAGCAGCACGTCCGACACAACGACGACGCTCCAGGGCGGAGCGTCTCACGTGGCGTGGGCGGAGGACTCGCAGCGGCTCATCATCGCCGGCGGCGGTGCGCTCCAGCAGTGGACAGGGGTCGGGCTGACAAGTCGACTCGCGACGTACACGTTCGCCGTGAACCAGCCACCGACCGCGGCAACGCACGTCGTGAGCATCGGCAACTACCTCGTCGCGAACAACGCCACGACGCCGAACTTGCTCCTGTGGAGCAACCTCGGCGACGGGAGCCACTCGCTGTGGAACCCGCTGAACTTCAACACCGCCGACGCTGACCCCGACCCGATCGTCGCGCTCTACCCGAGCTTGCGCGAGGTGCTGGCGTTTGGGTCAAAGACGCTTCAGGTGTTCTCGCTCGGCGCAGACCCGAATCTGCCGTTCGCGACCGCGGTTTCTCTGAACGTCGGGTGCGTGGCGCCCTACTCGCCCGTGCAGCTCGACAACGCGTACGCGTGGCTCGACGACACGCGGCGCATCGTCGTGTCCAACGGCCGCGGGTACGAAGTGCTGTCGGACGACATCAACAAGCTTCTGCGCGACCTCGGGACGGTCACGGACTGCTTCGGGTTCCGCGCGCGCATGGCGTACTGGGACCTGGCGGTATGGGTGTTCCCGACCGAAGGCAAGGCGTTCGTCTACGACCTAAACCGCAAGCAGTGGTGCCAGTGGCGGGGATGGAACGGCGCCGACGACTACGCCGGCGTTCGCATCTCGTGCTACGCGCCGTACCCCCAGGGCAACCTGCACATCGTCGGCGATCCGAGCTACGAGAACTTGTGGACGCTGGACGGGGCGTCGTTCTCGGACACCGGGCCGGGCCTGCCCATCGTCGCCGAGCGCGTTACGCAGCGGCTCGACTTTGAAACCGCGTCACGGAAGCGGTGCCGGCGGGTGCGGTTCTTCGTGAAGCGCGGTCAGGCGTCGTCGTCGGCAACCGAGCCGGCATACCTCGACGTGGCCAAGCGGGACGATGACGGGCCTTGGAACGCGGCCACGCGCGTGAATCTGGGCCTGCAAGGCGATTACACGTCGTTCCGGGACTGGTACCCCGGCGGCATCTACCGGCGCCGGCAGTACCGGATCCGGTTCTCCGGGGGCGTGGACGTGTCGATTCACAAGGCTGTCGAAATGTGGACGCCGATGGGGGAGTTCGCGGAGTAGGCCATGCCGTGGAAGACGCCAAGACCGCATCATGCGTGGAACGACATTGAGAAATTGCGGTACAATCAGGAAGCCTATGACCGCGCAATTTTCGGTACGTTCTCCTGGACGCCGCCGAACGTGGCGGCCAACAGCACAGCCACGTTCGTGGCGAGTGCCAGCGGGCCCGACGTGACCACCAACGCCACGAAGGGGCTGCGCACCGGCAATCCGGTGACCGTGTCGCCGCCGTCGGTATTGCCGACGCAGGTGTCCGTGTATGCGTTCGTGGCCAACTCGGACCAGATGACGATCGCAATCGTAAACCCCACGGCCGGGACGGTGACGCCGCCCTCCGGGACGTGGAGCTTTTCAGGGACGGTGACCTGATGGCATACACGAAGACAGGCAACAACCAGGTTCAGGACCCGTACACCGGGCAGCCCGTCCCGCCTCCGGGATCCGCCCCGCCTCCCCCGCCGGACCCAAGCGCGTCGTCCGGCGCGCCGCCATACAACACGAGCGACCCGGGCGCAGCGTCGGACTACTGGTCTCGCATGCTCGGGCAGTTCCGCACGTCGCTGGGCAACAGCACTCAGGATGCCAACGCGCGGGCGCTCGGCTACTACAACCTGCCCGGCCAGGCGTACGACAACATGCTCGGCCAGCTTGGCGGCCCCGGTGCGGGCGAGCGCGCGGCCAGTACGATCGGCAACCAGCTTCTCGGCCCGACGGCGTCGGGTGACTTCTGGAACCAGTCGAAGAGTCAGTTCCTCGGCAACTCGGCGGCGGAGAACTGGTGGGGCGACAACGCCAACCAGTTCACGAAGCCCACGTCCATGCAGGACTGGTGGACGGCGAACCAGAACCGGTTCAATGGTCCGACCGACTCGGCGGCATGGTGGCAGAAGAACCAGCAGGGCTACGACTCGAATCCGTACACGTCGGGCTACCAGGCGCTCATCAGCGGCTTGCAGCAGCCCACGCAGCTCGGTACGAACTACTCCGGCTTCAACAACGCCCTCTCGCAGGGCACGGACCTGGAGAAGGCGTACGGCGGGCTGTGGAACCAGTTTGTCGGCTCGAACTACCTGGGCCAGGCTGCCGGCGGCATCCAGCAGGGGATGGGGCAGGCCATCGGCCAGCGCCAGGGGCAGGCGAACAGTCTGTACGCACAGCAGGGGCAGCCGTCGCAGACGCAGATGGAGTACGGGAACATCCGCGGGCTCTACGGCGGCGCGAACCAGGCGCAGGGCATGTATGGCTCACAGGTCGGCCAGCTCACGGGCCCTGGAATGGCCGAAATCTTCGGCATGGGAGCGCTATCGGGCAACGACCCCTACTACAGCCGCCTCAAGCAGACGAGCGCGGAGTCACTCGACGCCGAGATGAACGCCCGCGGTGGGTACGGCAGCGGTGCGGCATTGAAGGCGCTCGGTAACCAGAACGCGGCGCTGGATGCGGCTCAGTACAAAAATCTTGCGGACATCCTCCAGGGCTCGCAGAAGCTTCAGCTACAGCGTCTCCAGCAGGGGATGGATGCGGCGAACACGGCGAGCACGGAGCGCATGGCGCAGGCCAAGGGGTTGGAGGGGCTAGCGGGGCAGACCGAGAAGGAAATCCAGGGGCGACTAACCGAACAAGAGGCCATCTCCAAGGGCCTTTACGGCGATCGCTCCGACTACGGAAAGATGCTCCAAGACCTCGCCTACAAGCGTGGTATCGAGCAGCGAGACATCGGGACGAGTCAGCGGGATCTGGCCGTCAACGCCGACAAGCAGCGATATGATCGTCTCGTCGAACAGATTGGGCTTGCGAAGGACCGGGACACGCAGGAGACCGACCGCATCAAGGCGGAGTCCGACGTACTGGACCGCGCGTCCTCGCAGAAGCTCAATTTCCTCAACGGAGCGCGCGACGCGGCGAACGACTCGTCGCAGAGCACGTACAACCTGCTGACCGCCGGTCGCGACGCCGCGAACGACGCATCCAAGAGTTGGCTCGACCAGCTCATCGCGGGTGGGAACGCCGCGAACAACGCCTCGGACGCAGAGTTTCGGCGGCTCATCGGCGGCATGGGCGCCGCGGGCCAGGCGGACGATCAGACGCGCGCGGGGATCGAAGACTACATCAAGAACCAGTTCGCCTCGCAGGCAGCCGGGCAGCAGCGCTACAACGACCTTTTCAACAACGCCCTGGGCCTCGCCGGCGGACAGGCCGGCACGACGATGCGCGGAACCGAATCGTACAACGACCTGATCACGTCGCTGCTCAGCGGCGAGGCGGGGCTTGGCACTCAGGGCGCGGCTATGCGCTACAAGCAGGGCCAAGACAACATTCAGAACATCATGAGCTTGCTCGGACTGGGCATCAAGGGAGGAGCGCTGCTGTAGCCATCATGGCCGTCAACCTCCATTACATCGACCCCGGCAGCCTCCCAAACGGCGTCGGCTCGGGCATTCAAAGCCTCGGCGACTCGCTCACCGAGCTTGCGCGCGAGCGGCAGCGGAAGCAGCAGCAGGCAGCCGAGATGCTGCTGCGCCAGAAAGAGGGCGCCCGCGCCGAACGCGAGCTTGCGATCCGCGAGGGGGAGGCGCGTAGCCGCCAGGACGAGGCGAAGCAGGCACGCAAGCGCGAAGGCGTGGAGAAGGTCCTTGCATTCAACGCCGCCGGCAACCGGCCGGCCGCGATGCTGCACACGAGGCTGTACGGACTGACGCCGGAGGACTTCGCCGGAGCGATGCCGCAGCAGCCGCCGGCCGGGCAGCCTGCTACGCCAGTGGCGCAGACGCAGAGGCCGCCCGCGTCGCCTCTTGGCCAGATGACCCAGGACGTGGCGGCGACGAGCGCGCCCGTCATCGGCGACCAGAGCCAGAGCGACCCGGAAGCGGCCACGCGTCCCGGTACGCCCGCGTCGCCGGCGGACGACCACTACAACTACGGTGCGCAGCTCCTGGCGCACGATGACCGCGCCCGCCAGGCCGGCGACAACGTCGAGCAGTTCAAGCAGGCGCGTCAGGCGGCGATGCAGGCGCGCGGAGTCGCTCCGCCGCCGCAGGGACAGCAGCCGCCGGCCGCGGCTACTCCGCAGCCGCAGGCGCCGCCACAGCAGCAGCCCGACGGCATCGGCGCCGCGCTGGACGCGATCAAGGGGGCGGACGAAGGGGAACGCGCGCAGCACGTCGCGGCGTTTCACGACCCGAAGGAGCGGGCGCAGTTCGAAGAGGCGGTGCGCGCGGGCCTGCCGCCGAAGGACGCCTATGCCGAGATCGTGAAGCTGCGCGTGCTGCGACAGACACAGGAGGGGCAGCGGGAACTGGAGGGGATGAAGGACGCGAACCGCCTGCAAGTCGCCGACAAGCGCGCCAAGAAGGGCGGCGGGGCCGGCGGAGGTGGCGCGGGGTTCACGAAGGACCAGTTGAAGGAGTTCAACGCGCGCAAGGGCGAGTTGGACAAGTCGGTGTCTGACCTGCGTGGCAAGGGCAGCTTGGGCGAGCGAGTGCAGCACGCCGAGGCGGCCATGAACATGGTCAAGAACGACCCGAACAACCCGGTGACGTGGACCAACGTCATCGACTCGATGATCAAGACGAACACCGGCGGACGGGCCATCAGGGCGCAGTACGAGCTGTACACGCAGCACGCGCACGGCGCCGCTGACAACTTCGACACGTGGTACGAGAAGTTCAAGACGGGACGCCCGTCAGAGGAGCAGCGCCGGAACATCTACGGCGCGCTTGAGCAGGGGTACAACGAACTGCGGCGGGAGGCGAAGGAGCGGTTCGACGCCTTCCGGGGCGCTCACGACACCGATCCCAGCTACCAGAACAACCCGCTGTTGCGCCGGAAGTACCAGGACACCGAGCGTGAGGTGTTCGGCGGCATGCCCGGCTACCAGAAGCCGAAGCAGCAGATGAACCCGCTCCAGCGGAAGCAGGTGATGTCCAAGCTGACCGGGCAGGACAAGGCAGCCGTCCAGTGGGCGGATCAGCACCCGGACGATCCACGCGCGGCGGAGATTCTGAGGGTCCATGGCCTTTGATCCAGACGCCTACCTCGCTGACAAGAAGGCGAGCGCGCCGAAGGGCGGTGGGTTCGACCCGGACGCGTACCTCGCCGAGAAACGCGGCGCGGAAGAGAAGCGCGCGAAGCTGAAGGCGCTGAACGAACGAATCCCTGAGAAGCTGCGGCAGATCGAAGAAGAGTCGCCGTCGCTGTTGCACGAGGTTGGGGCTGGGCTGAAGGGTCAGGCCAAGCAGGTGGGGCAGGCGGCGAAGGAGGCGGGCCGCGGCGTGCTCGGCGCGCTCGACTACGTGGGCGGGAAGCTGGGTGTCTCCAGCGGCGCACTCGCCGACCAGACTGTGGCGAACGCCCCATGGCGCCGGCAACTGGAGCGGGGCGTGTCCGACGCCGTGACAGGTGGCCTCGCCACGAAGGCCGCCGACGCGATCATCAAGGCCGGCGGCAGCAAGGATACCTTCGCCTCGACGGCGGATGCGGACGCGGCGGCGGGCGGCGAAGGAGCGCGCGCCCTCGGTACCGTGGGCGGTTCGTTCCTTCCGTCGCCGGCGAACCTCATGGCTGGCAAGACGGCGTCGCTCGTCCGCCAGGCCATCCCCAAGCCGGGCATGGTGGCCGGGGCGCTGCGCGGCGCCGCGACCGGCGCAGCCGTGGCGCCCGTCTACGCCGGTACCAACGCCGCACTTGCCGGCGAGAACCCGCTGCGCGCCGCTGGCGACGCGTTCATGAACCCGGCCGGTGTTGCTGTGGGGGCCGCGCTCGGGGCGGCTGGAGGCAAGGCGCAGGGCACGGCGGCGAAGATTCGTGACCCCAAGACGATGACGGGGCGGACGATCGCCGATGTCGAGGCAGCCGGCGGGCGCATCAAGCCGCTCGGCCGCCCCGTCGAAGGCGGGCTGTTCGATTCGCCCGAGGTGGCCGGACTCCAGGAGGGGCGCGCCGGGATCAACGAAGCGGCAGGGAACGCCCGCGACACGATCCTGGAGGCGAACCAGAAGAAGCTGGCCGCAGCACGCGCAGAGTACGGCGAGTCGGTCGACAAGATACTCGCCGAGCACGGCGGCCGGCGTCATCTCGTCGACAACACGCACGCGCGCCTGAACGAGCTGGAGGCCGAGAACACCGTCAACGGAGAGGTGCTGGACGAGCACCTGGACCGCGCCATCAAGAAGGTGCGGCGCATGACGGAAGCCGAGGCCGGCAACGTCGTCGTCCCGGCGGTCAAGGTCGAGGACCTGATCAAGATCAAGAAGGGCGTCAACCGGCTCGCTGACTGGAAGGCCCCCGTCTCTCCGGAGAACCGTCCGTATCGCGAGATCGCGCGGTCGCTGGACAAGGACGCCGCCGCCATCGATCCGCGCATCGGCGAGATGAACAAGGCGTACAAGGCGGCGCTGGAGCCGATCGAAGAGACCCACGGGATCCTTCTCGGCGGGCGCCGCAAGACGGACGTGAAGCCGACGGATGCGCAGCTCAAGGGCGCGGCGCTGAAGCTCGGCCGCGTCGGCGACGACACGCAGGCCGCCACCACCGACGACGTGGCGCGCCTGCGGGCGCTGTCCCCCGAGAATGACCGTGCGGTACGCACCGTGGCGGCCAAGAAGGCGCTGGAGCGCCTGCGGTACGGGGCCAACGAGACATCGACCAGCATCGAGAAGGGCATGGCGAACGCCGCCGAGCGCGGCGCCGCCGGGAAAGTCGGGGCGGTAGTCGGCGAGGCGGCCGGTGGGCTGCCTGGTGCCGCCGTCGGGTACGCGGCCGGGAAGGCAGCACACGCGCTCGCCACGCCAGCAGGGCGCGTCCGGCTTGTCCTGCCAGCGGCCGAGGCCGCCGCTCGCGCCGAGCAGCGGCGCACGCCGAACGTGCTCGTGCAGATGGCCCTCGAGAAGAAGCGCCGCGAGCAGGAACTCGCCAGGCGCCTCGGCGGAGGCGCACCGTGACACGATTCTACTCTTGCCAAATTGGCACGACTGGACGGACACTCTTGACAGAAAGGCACGGTTGAGCCGATGGCGTATGCCAGCAAGTCAGAGCAGCGACTCCGGGCCTCGACGAACTACGCGTCCGCCGCCCGAGAGCTAAACAGCGAGAACTACAGGAGAACCGGCGACATGGGAAGCGGAAGCGCGAAGGCACTCATCGGGTCGCTGGCCAGCGGTGGCGGCGGCAAGGCGCTGATCGGCAAGCAGGCGTCCGGCACATCGACCACGGTGGCCGGGAAGCTGGCCGGCGCGGGATTCAGCGGCGCGCCGAAGTGGAAGCGCGCCATGGAGCCCGGCGAGCTCAAGCCCGGCACGAACAAGCAGGCGAAGAACACCGTGGTCATGACGCCGGGCAAGGGCGACAAGGCCGTCGCCATGAAGGTGACCAGCAAGACGCCGAAGGTGATGCGCGGCGGGAAGGTCAACCCGTGAAGGCGACGACGAAGCACACGGCGCCTTGGCCCAAAGCTGGGCGGGACAACGGCATCCCGACGCCGCCGGTGCGCGAGCATCGGACGTTCCTCGGGCCCGAGAAGCGGCACTTCGACGGCGTCGTAGGTCGCGAGTCGTCCAGCAAGGGCAAGCACGGCCACCAGGGCGTGCACCACCACCCGATGAAGGCGCAACTCGGACAGAACGTGGCCGGCGGGATCAAGCCCGGCGCGCGGCGGATGGCAGGTAAGTCGCCGTGCTGACCACCGACTCAGGATACATCCTCGTAGCGCGCGGCGTGCTCTCGCCGAATGCGAACACGAGCGATGTCGGGCCACCGTCGAGCGGCGCCACGATCACGTTGCTCGATACGACGGTGGGACAGGCGAACTTTCAGGCGGGCCCGCTGAATTCATGGGGCGCGAGGCGGATTAAGCGCCTCATCATCAACATCTACACGTCGCACATCTCGGCGGCGAACGGACTCGTCATCAACGAACAGAACGGCGACGGCAACTGGGATCAGCTCACGTCGTACACAGTCGCGGCGACGACGTACACCAAAAACATCATCGCCGTGAGCGCTCCGCACGTTCAGGTCACGTACACGAACAGCGCGAACACGCTTACAAGTTGGCGCTTCTCGATCTTCGCTGACACGCTCGAAAGAGCGGCGGGGTAGCCGATGGGCGCCACAATCAATTACTACCCGACGACGCTCGGTACCGCGACACCGGACCCGCTGACCCTCAGCATCGTCGGAGGCGTCCTCACGCTCGGCGGCACCGATTTTTTGGAGAAGACGAGCGGCAGCAACGTCGCGCTCAGCAGCAAGTCGGGCACGACGTTCTATCTCGCAAGCCCCGGCGAGTACGGCAGCCTGGGACAGAACAACTCCTACATCCGCATGACCGACAGCGCGCTGACGCTCGGTTGGAACTCTCCGAACATGGTGTTCGATTCCAACGGCGTCCGTCTTGCCTGCGGCAGCGGCAACTACGCCTTCACGTCCGACAAGCGCCTGACCCTGAGCAGCGCCAACGCGGACCTCACCGGCGGCGCTTACACTGCGAACGTTTTCCAGGCCGGCGTCACGACCACGCCGGGCGCCGTTGCGCTTGCGCGTCCAACGTCGACGGCCGTTGCTGGCACCGTCGTTGGCGTACTCGCGGCGTTCAACGGCACGACGGAAGTCACGCAGGTGCAGGCGCAGAGCGACGGCGCGACCGACTCGGGTCGCATCGCGCTGCGCACGCGACCGACGGCGGGTGCGCTGACCGACGGCGCCGTCCTTTACAGCAACGGAGACATGGTGGTCGGATCAAGCGGCGTGGGTGCGAACCTCGCGACGAACGCGACGAAGGGCTTCGCCTATGTGCCGGGCGCCGCCGGGACGCCGACCGGTGCTCCTACGGCGCGCACGGGCTGGGTGCCAATGTGCGTGGACATTACGTCAGCCACGAAAAAGGTGTGGTTCTACACGGGATCCGCATGGGTCTCGGCGACGATCGCGTAAGGAGACTATATGGCATCCGGCGATATCACCCTGCCAGCTCCGGTACAGCGCACGCTGTTGGGTCTGCAGATCCAACAGGTCATCCTCCGCGGTAACGAGCTGGTGGCCTATTTTTCCGACTCGCTCGGAGTGACGTGGAGGTGCACGGCCCGCAACGGCCAGTGTGAGGCGTTCGACGCGGCGGCCGGCACGACCTCTGCGCCGACGGTGGCGACGGCGTTCACTGACGCGATCACGGCGTTTCTTGGAGCGGGGGCGAACGGCCCGAACGCCCGCAGGACGGCGCTCGTGACCCAGCTCCAGGCGTCGGGCCTCGCCAACGCCGGGACGGTAGCGTGAAGCGCAAGCGCCAGAAGCAGCCGGCGCCTGTCCCCGCGCCGCAGCCGACGCAGATGGACCAGGTGCTCGGCGGCTTGCAGGCCATCGCTGACCAACTCACGAACGGCGGCGAGTTGGTCGCGGCCGGGATCGTTCTGGCCGGGAGACAGACGATCCGGCGGCAACTCGGCGAGCTGGCCGAGCTGCGCGCGCAACTGGCGAAGCACACGGAGGCGCCGAAGGATGAATGACGCCCACGCAGGACTCCCCTGGGCCGCCCGAGTCATCTTCTGGTCTGCGGCGGGTGTCGCAGTCGCCATCGGCGGCAGCATCGAGCGCGGGCGCGACGTGCATCGCGATCGCGTGCATGGCGTGCGTGACCGCGGGGTGGCTGGCGGGACGTATCCCGGACTGGCGGGCGGCGGTGGCGGCGCTGGTCCTGATTGGTGCGCCGGGGGACGTGCGGGCAGTGATCGCGAGATTCGTCGGACGACGTTGACCAAGGAGACACGATGAACGACACGTGGAAGCACCGGGCCGGCGTCGCGCTGGCGCTGACGCTCGCGATTCTGACCGCGCTGGAGAAGATGCAGCCGGCGTGGGGCGCGGGGCTGACCCTGCTGGTGGCGCTGGTGACGGACCTGCAGGCCGCGTTCGGCAAGGGCGCGCCGCCGGTCGCGGGCGTGCTGGCGCTGCTGGCGGGCATCTCGTGGGCCACGCTGCCGAGCTGCGCGCACGTGCCGGCCCCGGTCGTGGCCACCGCCTCGTGCGTCGAGCACCAGGCGGACGTGGAGCGTCTGCTACCGACCATCGCGCAGGACCTCGCCGCGGCGGACTACGTCGGCGCGCTGGCGGCCGTTGTGCAGGAGGTGGGCGTGGAGCTGGTGAAGTGCGCGGTGCAGGAGTTCGTGTCGCAGCACTCGCCCGACGTGAAGGCGAGCGCGGACCCGCTGACCGCACGCCAGGTCTCGAACGGTAACGCCTGGCTGGCGGCGCACTGATGGACCCCGCCAACGTGACCCAGGGGCCGCCGTCGACGGCCGAGCACATCATGCAGTTCTTCGCGCACGCGCACCTCCCCGCGCATCTGCAGGAGGTCTCGGCGCCGTTCGGCAAGCTGGCCGAGCGCATCGTCGAGACGCTGCCGCGCAATCCCGAGCGGACGGTGGCACTGCGGAAGCTGCTCGAGGCGAAGGACGCGGCTGTCCGCGCGCTGCTGGCGAAGTAGCCCCCATGCAGCTCGCCATCATCCGCCGCACCGACAAGATGGACCCGGTGCGGGAGGCGTTCGTCGTCGCGGCGACGAACCAGCAGCTCCGCGAGCACTTCGCGCCGGCGTGGAAGGGCCACCTCCCCGTCGATGACCAGCACTGGCCGATCGTCGGCTACGACGGCGTGCCCAATGCGGACTCGTCGGAGTATCACCCGATGTACGTGCTGGACAGCATCGGCGTCGCCGACGCGCTCGGGTTCCATGACGACGCGTTCGGGCTCATCTACGGGCGCATCCGCGCCGACAGCACGGACGAGTGCTGGGGGCACGAGTCGATGGAGATGCGCGCCGACCCGACGTGCGACGGCTGGATGCCGATGCCTGACGGGCGACAGATCGCGCTCGAGGTCTGCGACCCGGTCGAGGCGGACCTCTACCCGGTCAAGGTGTCCATCGCCGGCGACGAGCGCACCGTCATGGTGTCGAACTTTGTTCTCCCGAGCTACTTCGTCCCGGGCAGTTCCGGGCCGTGGGACTACATGGGGCGGCTGCCCGGCCCGTTCACGATGACCGACGGGGGCTACATGGTCGTGCGCGAGCGCGACGGGAACGAGCATGAGGTGTTCGCCGCGCGCGGGAACGTGGCGCGCTTCGCGGCGAAGCAGGTGGACCCGGTGTCGCGCGTGGCGCGGCGACTGCGAAAGGCGGTGTCGCCGTGAGGACCCGGCACACGGCCGACGACTACACGCCGCCGTGCCATGTCTGTTTCGGGCGCGGTCCGATCGTGGGCCAATGCCGCGAGTGCGGCATGACCGGGTGCGTCCCGCTTCGCCGGGAGCCGCCGCAGCCGTCCGTCAGAGACGGGTTGCTGGCGCTTGCGGAGATGCTCGATCGCACGACGTTTCCTGTCGAATGGGTGGTGCCGCTGTGAGGCGCTGGCCCGTGGAGGCCGTGTCCGCGGTGATCGTCGGATGGGTGATCGTGCTGTCCCTCGCGCTCGTGGCTTGCCTGCGGCCGCTGCCGCCGCCCAAGCCCACGCCCGCGCCCGACTGCACGCAGCCCTGCCCGCCGCCGCCGGGCTCCCCGCCTGACCTGTGCTGCGTCGACCTGCTGGGGTCGAGGTGGTCGGCGTGCGCTTGGCGCGCGGCACACTCTCGCGACGGGGGCGCCGCGCGATGAGCCTGGACGACGTGCCTGCGTCCCACCGCTACGATAAGGACTACGCGCCGACGGTGCGCTACAACAGGCACACGGGCGAGGTGCTGCCATGGTGGTCCACGGTGGCGCCGGACCGCACGCAGCGCGCGCCATGGTGGCGCCGGTTCGCGCGGGCGGTGGCGTACTGGATGTCGCGCGTCGGCTGGGGCGAGCACAGGGGGGCGCGGGCGTGATCACGAGTGCCGATCTGGCGGAAGTCGTGCGTCGTTACGCCACGAAGTTGCGCCACGAGCCGAAACAGCAAAGCCCATGGCTCGCAGTTCTCGAGGGCTGGCGCCGCAAAAGCGAGGCGCAGCGACCGAGTCCGATCAACAGTCTTGGCGGCCGTCGGCGACGGCGCGCACGCGACCCACGACGCGCGCAGGTGCGCGGATGACCCTCCACGAGGCGTACAACATCGCGCGCGGGCAGGACGATGTTGGCGTGATGCACCCTACGCTGAGCCAGCCGTACACGGTGCGCGAGTTAACGGGTGACGATGTGGCGTTCGATGCCGCAGTCGACGACCAGTGGACCGTCGAGCCGCTTTGCGCGGGGGAGGCGGCATGACCGACTACGTCGCCGCCCTGGAGCAGTTCGAGGGCCTGACGACGTGGATGTACCTCGACACGCGCGGCCTGTGCACGACGGGCATCGGGCACATGTTGTCGTCGCCGACGGCGGCGCTCGCGCTGCCCTGGCGCGACCCGGGCGGCGAGCTGACCAGCGCGGAGCAGGTCGCCGCGCAGTGGCGCCAGGTGCACGCCGCGCCTGTGGGCCACGCGGCGCCGTTCTACCGCCAGTACACGGTAATGCGGCTGTCCGAGGACGACGCGCGCGCGGATGCTGCCCGCGTGGTCGAGCTCGAAGCGCTGGTCGGGTTGCGCACGCTGATCCCGGGATTCGATGACCTGCCAGAGCCGGCGCGGCTGGCGCTGGTGGACCTTGCTTACAACTTGGGCGTCGGGGGGCTGTCGCGCTTCACTGCGTTGCTGTGCGCCGTGTCCCTCGGTGAGTGGTCGCTCGCGAGTCGACTGTGCCACCGGCGCGGGTGCAGCGACGCCAGGAACGAATGGACGGCGGCGCAGTTCGCGGCGGCGGGGAGCGTGGCGTGAGAGCGCCCCGTGTCGCCGGGGCCACGCGGGCCTTGAGTGCCAACTCACCCGGGGAATCGAACCCCGGCCGCTCCCAGTCTCGGCCAGCGAGCAAGAGTCGAACTTGCGAGGAATCGTCAGTATGACACATCCTGACCGCCTCGCCCGCGCGCTGCTGTGGGTGGCCGCGCTGTGGCTGCTCGTCGGCGCCGTCGCGGTGTACGTGAGCGCGAGGTGGCGGAGGTGAACACGCTGTGGGTGCCGGGGCCGACCCCGGGAATGAACGAGCTGATCGACGCTGCGAAGGGCACCGGGGGACGCGGCGCCGCCTACGCGCGGATCAAGCGGACGTGGACAGACACCATCGTACTCCTCGCTCGCGCGGCGAAGCTTGAGCCCGTCGAGCGCGCGCGGCTCGTGTTCGACTGGTTCGAGCCGAAGCGCAATCGCGACCCGGACAACATCGCCGCGGGCGGGCGCAAGCTCATCCTCGACGGCCTGGTCAAGGCGAAGGTGTTGCCCGGTGATGGCTGGAAGCACGTGGTGGGCTGGTCGGACTACTTCGAGGTGGGGGACAAGCCCGGCGTGTTGGTCACGCTGGTGCCGGCGTGAGCGCTCGCGGCCTGCTGCGTGCGATGGAGTCGATCATCGAGCAGAGCAGCGCCCAGGTGCTCCGCATGCGCCGCGGGCTCTCCGACTCGGCCATCGCGCGCGCCATGGCGGCGTACCAGGCCATCGACGCCGAGGCCCGCGCGTACCTCGAGGCGCAGACCGCGGAGCGCATCGCCAAGCGGTTCATGGGCGTGCTTCAGCACGAGGTGGACAACGAGGTCACGGCGAAGGTCCCCACGCCCATCTGCCCCCACTGCGGCGGGGCCACGTCTCAGCGCTGCGGGTTCTGCGGCTGGCCGGGCGCGGGCGCCGCCTAGTGATGCCCCCTACATGTGAGAGGGGGTGCGCCGTGGTATGCGGGTGGCGTGGGCGGAACGTCGAAAGAGCCGCGCGGGCGGTGGCCAAGCGCCACCCGCGAGTTCACTCGGCGCGCCGTTCAGTCGACGATCAACGCGGAACGCCTGAAGCAAGAACTCTGGTACCTCCACCGCATCGAGAAGCTCGAAGCCAAGATCCAAGAAGCCCAAGCCGAGCTGGAGCAGACCAGGCGTGACTTGGAGGACTGGCGGAAGCGAGAGGCGTTGAAACCGGCTGGTATCGCACGTACGATACCGGAAATGCAGACGCAGCCTCCCGTTTCGCACGCCGCTCCTGCCGCCGCTCAGCGTGGGGGCCGCCCGACAGAAGTTGACCACCCGTTCCCGCGTGCTCTCGAAGCACGCGGAACCAACGTGAGCGAGTGGGCCCGACAGAACGGCCTCGACCCGACGGTGGCGCGTTCGTGGTTTCGCCCGGGGGATCCGCGCAAAATCCCCCTGGCGCACGCGCAGCGCATCCGGGACGAGTTCGACATTCCGTTCTCCGCGTGGCCCAAGGGCGTCAGGAAGTAGGCGGGTAGCTCCCACCTTTCCGCCCGAAAAAGTGCTGCGTGCACTTTTCCGTGCGAATCCCCTTGACTGGTTTCGTACGGGACGCTAGTTTCGTACACACGATGGCAACGACGGAGGGTGCGGAGATGACCATGACGCGCGAGGGATGCGGAGACGGGTACAGCGTGTGGAGCGAGTCCGACACGGTGCTGGCCTACCTGGAACTCTGGCTCTGGCCCGAAGCGGCCCGCGAGCTGGCGACGCTGGTGGCGTCGTCGGAGCACGGCGACTGGTCGGGCAAGCCTGACTTCGTCGGGCCGGAGCAGCACGAGGCGCTGCGGGCGGCGCTGGGCCGGGTGGGGCTCGAGCTGACGGTCGAGGCGGACGGCCGGCTGTACGTGCGGGCGGCGCAGGCGGTGCCGGAGCGCGTGGACGCGGACATGGAGGTCACGCGGCGGGAGGTGCACGTGCCGATGCGGCTGCTCGTGGCGGGGGTGCGATGAACGCCGCCGAGTTGACGCGCGTGCTGGAGTTGCACGCGAAGTGGCGACGCGGCGAGCCGGACGGATCGCGCGCGTACCTGGCGGGCGCGGACCTGGCGGGCGCGGACCTGGCGGGCGCGGACCTGGCGGACGCGGACCTGGCGGGCGCGGACCTGGCGGACGCGTACCTGGCGGACGCGTACCTGGCGGGCGCGGACCTGGCGCGCGCGTACCTGGCGGGCGCGTACCTGGCGGGCGCGGACCTGGCGGGCGCGAGAAACGTCCCAGACGGCGCGCCTGCGGCCGATCCGGGCCACCCCTACCAGCGCGCGACGACGCGACAGGAGCGCGTCAAGCGCTACCGCGAGCGACACCCGGACGTGCCGGTGGTCGAGCGGTTGGACAGCCGCATCCTGGAGGCCGTCACGTCGGGCGGCGGCGTGCTGGACATGGGCGCGTGGCACACGTGCGAGACCACGCATTGCCGCGCCGGGTGGGCCATCACGCTGGCCGGCGAGCCAGGGAGGAAGCTGGAAAGCGAGCGCGGGCCGCACGTCGCGGGCCTGATGATCTACCGCGCGAGCACGGGGCGTTCGCCGCACTTCTTCGCCTCGAACGAGCGCGCGATGGAGGACATCAAGCGCTGCGCTGCTGAGGAGCAGGCGGAGGTCTCGTCATGACCCGCGACGCGCGTGTCAGCATCTTCGAGGGCTGCGACGGGCAGCCGACGCTGCTGAGCTACCGCCGCGGGCATGTTCCGGTCACCGAGGACCACACGACGTACGCGCTGGCGATGCTGCGCGCGGCGGAGTTGACGACGGGCTGGGCGCGTGAGGCGCTGGCCGCGGAGAACGCGGACGTGGAGGGAGCGGCGTAGCGATGTGCCCGCACCTGGACGCGCTGGCGACGCTGTACATGCGCATGTTCATCGCCGCATCGCCGTCTGCCGAGGACGTGGCGCGGCTGGTGCGCGCTGCGGACGCGGAGGGCGTGGAGCCGCGCGTGATCATCCTGCGCGCCGTGCTGCGCGCGGTGAACCCTGAGCAGGCGGTAGCGGCGTGACCAGCGTCGAGCTGCGCCACCACGTGACCGACGCGTTCATCGGCGTCGTTGACCTGGAGGTGGTTCCGTGCATCGGCGACCACATCAGCACGGGCGATGCGCTGTACGTCGTGAAGGACCGCGTCTGGTTCTGCGCGTCGCTGGGCGGGGCCTCGGTGCGTCTGCTGGTGGCGCCGCGGACCGCGGATGTGCCGCGGGATTTCCTGGGCGGGTGCAAGGCGTAGCCATGGCCGGGCTCAGCAAGGAGGTCATGCAGGGCGCGGCGATGAGCTACCTCGTGCGCGCCAAGGTGATAGAGCCGCCAGCGCAGGCGATGCGCTGCTCCTGTTGCGAGCTCATCCGCGTACGGCGGCCTCGGCTGAAGATGAGCATGCCGCAGCTCTGCGCCCGGTGTGAACTGGAGTGGCGGACGAAGTGGGACGACGACACGGGAGTGCCGGCGAAGTGACCGACGGCGAGGCGGCGGAGATTCTGCAGGAGATGCGTCGGCAGAGCGCCGAACTGCGCGCGCAGAACGCGGAGCTGCGCCGCCTCGTGGACGCGATCGAGAGGCAAGGAGCGAAGAGGGCACCATGGCACGACGGAGAGCGCCGGACCGAGTCCGAGGTCCGTTCAGGAACGGACCAGGGTGGCGATACAGCGTCACCGTCGGAGGCGAGAGAAACTTTAGTCCGACGTTTGCGACGCGCGCAGAGGCGGAACGCCAGATGAGGCGCGAGCTCGCGGACCTCGACACGACGGACCTCTCGGCCACGACGTTCGAAGACGCGATTACGGACTACATCGGCGAGGGCATCGCGGACGGTCGCAAGCCGACGTGGATCGCGGAGACAGAACGTCGCTTGCGCCAGTTCTTCCCGGCGGACCAGGAGGTCGCGGGCCTGACAGTGAAGCGCGCAGCCGCGCTGTACGACGCGTACGTGGCCCGCGGCCTGGCCGTCGACACGAACCGCAACGTCCTCGGGCAGGCCAAGACGTTCCTGCGCTGGTGCGTCGCGCGTCGCATCTCGACGTTCTGCGCACTCGAGGACGTGGCGGCGAAGGGGAAGCGGCGCAGGGGCAAAAAGCAGTTGCGTATCGACGAGTGGCATGCATGGCAGGCGCGGGCGTTCCAGCGCGCGTCGGAGGGCGACGCGGGGGCGGTGGCGGCGCTCATGGCCGGTATGATGGGGCTGCGCGCAAGCGAAATCGTGCGGCTCGTCGTGCGCGACGTGGACAACCGCGGCCGCCTGCTCTGGATCGCATCGGGCGATGACGACGGTAAGACCGAGGCGGCGCGCAGGGAAGAGGAGGTGCCGGAGGAGCTGCGGCCGTTCCTGCTGGCGCTGGCGGCGAAGCGCCGCGGCGAGGCGTCGCTTTGGCCGCAGGCGCTCCGCGGGCGCAAGCGCATCGCGCACCCGTCGCGGCGCTGGGTACTGCACTCGGTGCAGCGCATCTGCGCCGAGGCGAAGGTCCCGGTGGTCACGGCGCACGGGATGCGGGGGCTGCACGCCACGGCGAAGGTGCTCGCGGGGCGCGCGCTCGGCGACGTGGCGCGGAGCATGGGGCACGCCTCGGAGGCCACGACGGTGGCGCACTACATCGACCCGACGGCGCTGCGCAAGGTGATGCAGCGGCAGGCGCTCTCGGTGCTGCGGGGTGGGCGGTGATAGACGACAGCGAGGTCCTGCACACGCCACCGGACTTCGAGCGCGACGCCCAAACGGTCATGAATTTCTGATCTGAATCTGATCTACACGACGGGAGGCGTCATCGATGAGTGAGTTTTCTTCGGGAAAAAGGGGTGAGCGACCGGATTTGAACCGGCAATCCCCTGAGTCACAGTCAGGGTCAGCGCACGACAGTGCAGCAGATCCAGGATCTTCCCGATCTAGAACTGCGGATTCCGGTGTAGTTCCCGGCGTCTCGGCTAGATCAGAAATCGCGTCAACGCGCTGGGCGCACTGGCGCTTCTGCCGCCTCTCGGCGTGGGCTTGTCCCGGCGACCACCAGGTGCGCCGATGAGCGCCGAAGACGAGCGCCTGAATGCCATTTGTGCGGGACCTGAGGAGTCTCCGCAGGCTGGCGGCGCGAGCGATCCCAGGGAGCCGGATAGCGGAGTAGCTGCGCAGGCTTCCGCTGGGATCGGCTCAAAGCCGCTGCGCATCTACGTCGCGTCGTCGTGGAGGAACCTTCTGCAGCCGGGGATCGTGAAGGCGCTCCGATGGTGCGGTCATGACGTGTACGACTTCAGGCATCCGGCGCCCGGCGATGAAGGGTTCTCATGGAAGGAGAT